AGCGGTCTCAGTGAGACTATGTTCTTAGTTCTTAAAGCTCCAGGGTTTTTAATAGTAGTAGACTCATCTATGGCCATTAAATTCTTATGACTATTTAAAAATTTTTCTGCGAAATGCATACCTTTTTTAGTAGAAAAAGCCTCTACATTCATAATCAATATATGTAGATCTGCGCCTGTAGAAAACAAAGGTTTTAAATCTTTTGCGTTAGGATCTGTTCTCCAAAGACCAATTTTTTTAGGCACATAATCAGGCATATGATTAGGTATTTCTTGATCAAACCAGTTTTTATACACACCTTTAGGGGCTACAATTAAAGCACCATTTATCTTGCCTGCGTTATAAAGCATAGCAATATTGTCAATTAGTACCTTAGATTTACCCGTACCCATCTCCATAAAATAAGCAAAAACTTCTTTGTCCCAAGACATTTCAAGAGCTTTCTTTTGATGAGCAAAAGGCTTGCTTTTATATTTGTAATGCATAATATAATTTTACTTTCTATTGAAAGCATATATATTATGTGTTAAACAATGTCAAGAAAGTATTTATGGTAGATTACGAAAAATTAAAACATACAGATAAACAATCTATAGTATATGTAATACAAGATATACCAGGCACTAAAGCTGGTGCGCCTAAAATTAATATTATAGGAGCAACACAATTTGGTAATCTAAAAGTTTTACTACCAGAAAACTCACAGATTATATTAAGTCCAAATTATGTCATTACTACACTTAGACAAAAATTAAAAGATTATACATCAAGAGATTATTTACTACTTACAGGCGATCCCGCCATAATTGGGGTGGCATGCTCAATAGTATCAGATATTACGAACGGAAAATACAACTTATTAAAATGGGATAAACAAGAAAGAAGGTATTATCCCGTAGAAATAAATTTATATTCTAAGGGTTGACTTATATATTATTAACCTATATATAAATAAACGAGAAAGTTATGACAATTGATTTTGAAAAAGATAGAATGCAATCTGTTGAGCAGATAGATTCCGCTAAGCGATTATCGGATAAATGTTTAGAGCTTAAAGATTTAGAAGATGAGATTGCAAACGCAGAAGAGAGTGTAAAAAAATTAAAAGAAAAAGCAAAACAAGTTTCTACTGTAGAGATTCCAGCTATGATGGATGAAATGCAGATTACAAAATTAAAGCTGAAAGATGGTGAGTCCGTTGAAATTAAAAAAATATACGGTGCTTACATACCTGCTGAACAACAAGCAGCAGCTTTTACATGGCTTCGTAACAACGGCTTAGGTGATATTATTAAAAATGATATCACTGTTACCTTTGGTAAGGGCGAAGATAACAAGGCGGCAGAATATGCTGTCCTTGCAAAAGGTCAGGGGTATGAGCCAATCCAAAAGATTGGTGTTCATCCCCAGACTTTGAAAGCAATGGTTAGAGAACGTCTAGAGTCAAATCAAGATGTTCCTTCTGACCTATTCAAACCGTTTGAGGGTAACCAAACGAAAATAACAAGGAGAAACTAGAAATGAGTGACGCGAAACAAGTGACAACTAAAAAAGAAAACCTACCATCTGCAGGTTTATTTGAAGCAGATGCACAAATGGGTTTTGAGAATGTGAAGACAGATAGTCTGGCTCCACCAATTCTAAAACTTTTACAGAATGGATCAGCAGAGGCACAGAAGCGTAATGAAAAATACGTAGAAGGTGCTGAACCTGGTATGTTCTTAAACACTGTTACGAAAGTGTTATATGATGGTAACAAAGGAATACAAGTTGTTCCATGTTACTATAGATTAGAATACCAAGAATGGGCAGATTATGGAACAGGTTCAGGCAGACCTGAAATGATCTATCCTGATACTTCGGATATTCTTGACAAAACTACCAAAGGATCCGATGGAAAAGACAGACTGCAAAGTGGTAATTACATTTTAACAGTAGGTCAGCACTTTGTAATTATACTTGGTGACAAAGGTTCTGAAACTGCGATGATCTCTATGAGTTCATCACAAGGTAAAGTTAGCAGAAAATGGAATTCCATGATGAAGTCTATTAGTTTAGATGGAAAAAATGGACCATACACTCCACCATCATTTAGCCACGTCTATAAATTATCTTCTGTATTAAATACAGGTAAAGGTAATCAATGGTACGGCTATAATGTTTCTAAGGTTGGAATGTTAGAAGATGCCAACATGTATGAACGAGCTAAAAAGTTCTACTCAGGCATGGCTAACAAAGGCTAATAATAACTTGGGGGCGCAAGCCCCCAATACTTATAGTGGTGATGACAGAATTAGATAAATTTATAAATATATTTGAAGGCTCATACAGTGCCTACGGTCAAACTAGAAAAACAGAAGAGTTTGATGAGAGAGGTAAACATAAAACTAGATCTTTTATAATTAAAAAAACTCCTACTAAAAGAATGTTTCAAGAACATTTAGATGGTAGAGACCCCGCATTAGGTATCATACCAATTAATGAATCAAATAAATGTAAATGGGCATGTATAGATATTGATTTATACAATGGTTTTGACCACAAAGAATTAATTAGAAAAATACGTCAGCATAACTTTCCTTTGATTGTGTGTAGATCTAAATCAGGTGGGGCACATGTATTTTTATTTGCAGATGAGTTTTTACCAGCTGTGTTATTTAGAAGTAAATTAAAAGAAATGGCAGCTAAACTTGGTTATGCTAATGCAGAAATATTTCCAAAACAAAATAAGGTTGATATGCAGAAGGGTGGCACCGGTAGTTTTTTAAATCTTCCGTATCATAATGTAAAAATGACAATGCGATATGCAATTAAAGACGATGGTGCAGCAATGTCTATGAATGAGTTTTTTGAAGCGCATGATAAAGCAAAACTATCAGAAGATCAACTATCTAAATTGTCTATAAAAGAAGAAAAAGTTCTTGACAATTTACTCAAAGGTGCGCCACCATGTTTGGTTACAATTTCTAAACAAGGTATACCTAATGGTCAAAGAAATAACGCCTTATATAATTTTGGTGTTTATACTAAGAAAAGATTTCCTGATACATGGGATAGAGAATTATTTAAATATAACGATGCATATTGTAAACCACCGTTAGATAAAAAAGAAGTAGATACTTTAATTAAATCTATTGAAGGTAAAGAATATAATTATAAATGTAAGGACGAACCTATCGCATCTTTTTGCAACGCTAAAAAATGTGTTATGCAAGAGTTTGGTGTAGGTGATGGTCTACCAGAAACAGAAATAAAAGAGATACAAAAGTATGACTCTGATCCACCACTGTATTATGTAACCATAGGTGATGAGCAAGTAGAAGTAGAGTCACAAGATTTACATGAACCAGATAGATTTTCATTGAAATGCTTAGAACAAATTGACCAAGCTATGCCTCCAGTGGGTAAACTAATCTGGAGAAAGGCAATAAACAAATTATTAAAAAACACAATACCTATTGAAGCACCAGAGTCTACTAAAGTACATGTCCAGTTAAAAGAATTACTATCAGATTATATAAATAAAATACCAGGTAAAGATTGGAAAGATATATTACGTGGTCTTGCTTACACAGAAAACGATATAAGTTATTTTAAGTTTAAAGATTTTTGGAAGTATTTAGTTAGAACAAAAGTGTGGGACACAAAGAAATATCAAAAGCAAAAGACAGCAAGAATGTTAGAGACTTTGTTTGATGCAGAGGAGATACCAGGCAAGATAGAAAGCAAGAGTGTAAGATACATGTCATTACCTAGTTTAAAATTAGATAAGCCAAACGTTAGAAAAGATAAAATGAAGGAGGCTCCTTTTGCGTAGAATTATTATCCCTGGCCCACCAGGCACGGGTAAAACACATAGATTGATGCACTATCTTGACCAAGAGCTAAAACAAACTGAGCCTGACAAGATAGCGTACATAGCTTTTAGTAACGCTGCAGCAAATGTAGCAAAAGAAAGAATAAAGAATGACAAAATATACGTAAGCACAATGCATTCTATGGGAACAAGGGAGTGCGGTATTAATACTAAAACACAATTATTAAAAGGAGATAAATGGAAAAGTTTTAAAAACTTCTCTCGTATTTGCGCTGACTTATCTTTTGAATCTCGTATAAATATAAACGGCTATGTTGAACATACCAATCCACACATGCGTATTATAGAATTTTCTAGAAATAAAAAAATATCAATAGAAGAATCAGCTATTGAATTAGATCTACATTACACCACAGACATTTGGCTAACAGAGCAAATAGCTGCTGATCTAAACACATTTAAACAAAGTACGGGTATGATTGAATACTCTGATATGATTTCCAAGTTTGTCGAGGGAGACCAATGTCCACCACTACATTGTGTTTTCCTCGATGAAGCACAAGACCTAAGTCCTTTGCAATGGGATATGTTCTTTTACATAGAGAGCAAGTGTGATCGTTCTTACATTGCAGGAGATGATGATCAAACTATTTACTCGTTTCAAGGTGCTTCACCTAAAATATTTATAAATTTAGAAGGTAGAAAAGACCCACAAGTACAGTCACGTAGAGTGCCTAAATCTGTGCATAAACTAGCCACAAGTATTTTTCCACACATGTCTCAACGTTTGATTAAGGAATGGAAGCCAAGAGATGAAGAGGGCTCTGTTACTATGAACGCAAACTTTGAAGAACTAGAATTACATAAAGATAAGTGGATGATATTGACTCGTACGAATAAAATGTTAGAAAGGATACGTGATCATTTATACAGCATGAATTTTAGATTTGAATCAAAGGCACAAGAGTTACTTCCTAATAAAATGTTAAGTGCGTACAGAGTTTGGAAACGCTTGAACCAAGGTGCTTATGTCGATAAAGAAGATTGTAAAGATCTTTGGGATTATCTAACAGTTAAACAAGGACATCTTGTTAGGGGTTTTGCTAGCGGTAAAACACTAGAAGATGTAACATCAATAAATCTAGAGGGACTAAGAGCTGAACACGGGTTGCGAGCGACGGGAGGCTGGGAGCAGTTAAACTTTCCAGAGTCAAGTAAGTTATATATAAAAAAATTACTAGAATCAGGTGATGATTTAATGAAACCTGCAAGAATAAAATTATCTACAATACATGGTGTAAAAGGTGAAGAACAAGACAATGTTGTTTTGTTTACAGATATAGAAAGAATAATCTATGAATCAGCAAGGAGAAATCCTGACCCAGAACATCGTTTATTTTTTGTAGGTATAACAAGAGCAAAAGAAAATCTATTCGTATGCACACAACATTACGAATATCAATATAACATAGGAGCACCAATAATATGACAGATCCAGATGGACTAGAAAAAGCATTTCCCCAATCAAGGCAGGTAGGTGGGAATCACTATAAAAATTTTCACATTCAGCCGTACGAATTTATTTCAAAGAATAACTTATCGTTCTTTCAAGGCTGTGTTGTGAAATATGTTTGTAGATATTTGAATAAAAATAAGGTACAAGACTTAGAGAAGATTATTCACTATTGTGAATTAGAGATTCTAAAACTAAGAGATAAAAAGAAATAATGTTTACAGTGCAAACAGAATGGGATTGCCCAGAAAGTTTTCCTGATTTATCAGGAGAAAAATATATAGCAATTGATTTAGAAACAAAAGACCCAGATTTAAAATCAAGAGGTTCTGGTGCGATACAGGGTAGAGGCGAGATAGTTGGTATAGCCGTAGCTGTTGAGGGATGGAAAGGATATTATCCGATAGCTCACGAAGGTGGCGGTAACATAGACAAAAGAACTGTATTAGAATGGTTTAAAAAAGTTTGTGCGACAGACTCTTATAAAATATTTCATAACGCAATGTATGACGTGTGCTGGATTAAAGCTTACGGTATACCTATCAACGGACATATCATGGATACTATGTTGATGGCATCTTTAATTGATGAGAATAGACTATGGTACACACTAAATAGTATATCATATGATTATTTAAGAGAAGTTAAAGACGAGAAAGCTTTAAAAGAAGCTGCAGACTCTTGGGGCATAGATCCTAAAAAAGAATTATATAAATTACCAGCAATGTATGTAGGAAACTACGCAGAGCAAGATGCAAATTTAACGTTAGAATTATTTAAAAGGTTGTCAACAGAAATACAAAAGAAAAACTTAGTAGAGATTTTTGATTTAGAAACACAATTGTTTCCGTGTTTAATTGATATGAAGTTTAAAGGGGTTCGTGTCGACGTAGAACGTGCTCATAAATTGAAACAGCAGTTATCACAAGAGGAAGCGCTACTCCTAGAAGAAGTAGAAAAACAAACAGGAATAGATGTTCAAATATGGGCAGCAAGATCGATAGCCAAAGTGTTTGACAAACTTTCCTTACCCTACGCCAAAACCGAGAAAACTGGGTCACCTTCATTTACTAAAAATTTCCTTTCCACGCATAATAATTCTGTAGTTAAAAGTATAGCAAAGGCTAGAGAGATAAACAAGGCACACACAACATTTATAGATACTATATTAAAACACAATTACAGGGGTAGAATACATGCCGATATAAACCCTATAAGGTCTGATCAAGGCGGTACAGTTACAGGTAGATTTAGTTATTCAAACCCAAACCTGCAACAGATACCAGCTAGAAATAAAGATTTAGGTCCAATGATTCGTTCTTTATTTTTACCAGAGAAAGATTGTAAGTGGGGTTGTTTTGATTATAGTCAACAAGAGCCAAGACTTGTAGTTCACTATGCAGCTATGACAGAGCCAATATCTTACGATAAATCTGTAACAGACATAGTAGAAAAATTTAATAACAACGACATAGACTTTCACCAAACAGTTGCAGATATGGCGAGTATATCTAGAACGCAAGCTAAAACAATTAATTTAGGATTGTTCTATGGTATGGGTAAGAAAAAACTACAAGCAGAGTTAGGATTAGGCACAAAAGAAGAAGCAGAAAAACTTTTTAATAAATACCATGATAATGTTCCTTTTGTTAGAGATCTAATGGATTCAACATCTAGACTCGCACAAATATCAGGATCTATCGGAACTTTATTAGGGCGTAGGTGTAGGTTTGCAAAATGGGAACCTAATCAATTTGGTATGCATAAACCTATGGAACTTGAAGAAGCAGAAAGAACTTATGGTAGAAAAAATATACGAAGAGCTTTTACATACAAAGCATTAAACAAATTAATACAAGGCTCTGCAGCTGACATGACTAAAAAAGCTATGTTGGATCTATATAACGAAGGCATCATACCTCACATACAAATTCATGATGAGTTAGATATCTCTGTTAAAAACGAAGGCGAGGCAAAAAGAATAATTGAAATTATGGAAAATGCTGTTAGTCTAACTGTTCCCAATAAAGTTGATTACGAATCAGGAGACACTTGGGGTGATATTTATGGATAACTATGGCTTATTTAAATGCAAACATACCGGTAGAGTACGCACAAATCAAAAGAGAATATCTCTATGATCTTAAGAAACACCACGGGGAAGTCGAAGACTGTATTATTTTCGGCATATCATCTATTACGGGGAAGTCTATTCTTTTTCATGCAATTATGGAGAATGGTGCAATCTTTTATCGTTTACCAATTACGGCTTTTATTCAACGTGGTTTTCAACCGAAGTCTGTTCCCAATAGGAGACTTGATGAATTACAGCTTTGGAATTGTTTTAGTTATTACCCTTCTGTTCATACTTGGGATATCCTAGAAGCTCAAGCTGGTAAATACATAGGAAAAGATAAAAAATGGCATCCAGGTAAGTATTTATTTACTGTTGACTTTGCTCACCCTGAAAGTAATATACTTGACACGGATCATTCAGAGATACCGCACGAGCATAAATGCGCTCACATCATAGCCCTAGACGATGGGAACTATGCAGCACAACCTAACAACAGATGTATTTGGGATATACCTTCTTTCACAGTAAAAGATAATATTCCTGACTGGAAAGTGCAGACCTCTGAGTGGAATGTAGAAAACACAAGTAAATGGAAGACCGAAGATACGGACAACTTCTTTTACGAAATTGAGGAGAAAAAACATGATTGAAAAATGTAAAAATATTTGTTGCAGAGCCTGGGATTGGATTAAAGGTTTGTGGGACAAGTATGTTAAATGGATCTTTAAAGGTTTTTATAAGTAATGGCAAAGAAACAACCTAAAAGTAAATTATCCAGATTTGAATGGGTAAAAAAGAATATAGTAATTGTACCTGTTGTGGCTGCAATATTAGCCGGAACATTTACATCTGTAAGATATGTTCTTAATCTTACTGATACAATAGAAGCAAACAAATCAACTCTTGTAAATATTGAAAGAGATTTAAAAGTAGCAGAAGATAAGCTAACGGAAATTGCTACAAGATTATCTGCAGCAGAAGCAACGTGGGATATGGCAGAAAATTTATATAGACAACTAGCAGACCAGGTAAGAGAACATGCATACGATATCAAAGATCTTAACAGGTAATCTATTCTGGATTATCTTTTTTCTGATTGTAGCTACATCAGCACAAGCACGTAACGAATATTTACAAAACGGAACAAACACATGTAGTCGAGGTAGTTTTGATGTTTCTATTGAACAAAGAGATGATCAATATAATTACAATCATAATAGTCCTAGTAATAATTATGAAGGCACTGATGATGATAGAATGTTGAGATTTACTTATAGAAAATATTTAGGATCAGCATGTACAGAAGAGTTTATTGCTGAACAAGAAAAACAAATGAAGATTAAAACACAACTAGAAGTTATTAAAGAGTGTAAAAGAGTACCTAGAATAAGCCCTCCACCACCAGAGTTTGCAGAGCTAATCAATATGTGTATGAAAGTGGGTGTAATGTCTACATCTCAATTTTCTGGCGACAGAGATTTTGATCCTAAAATTAGCTATTGGACAGAGCTAAAACAACAGTATTTAAAAGATAACCCAGATGTGGTAACACTGGACAATTATAAGGAAAAGAATGGCAAATAAAACACTAAAAATTAGCGAAGAGGCAGCTGTGCAAATGCCTATGAAGACGGTTGCTAGTTTGATCGCGATGGTCGCCATCGGAACCTGGGCTTATTTTGGCCTGCACGAAACGCTTAACAATCACTCAACTCAAATAGAATTAATGCAAAAAGATTTAGAACAAAACACAGAGTTTAGAATTAAATATCCAAGAGGTGAGTTAGGTCAATCAGCCGGAGAAGCAGAGCTTTTTATGATTGTAGAACACGTTAGTGGTTTATTAGAAGATGTAGAAGCAGAAATTAAGAGTATGAGAAACAATGCTGTTAACATAGAATTTTTAAAAAAGAGAACTGAGAAATTAACTGAAGATGTAGAAAAAATAATTAGGAACGGAAATGGATCGAAACACTAGAAAAATTTTAAATTATATCTCTGATATGGAGAAACAAGCAAAGCAAATGAGCTATGTAAAAGATCTTAAAAAAGAAGTAGAGATCAATGGCACAGGTACACATAAGTACAGAATTAAACACGGGCCAAACAAAGGTAAGGTATTATGATAGAAACTGTATTTGCACTTCTTTTGACGTTAAACGGTTCTATGATAGAGCACACATATAAAAATTCGTTATCTGATTGTTTGAAATCTAAACGCCTGGCTCAGAATGAGGTAAACCCAGAAAGAGTAGTGTTTACTTGCAAAAAAGTAAAGGCTAAAACAGAAATATACATGGATCGCAAGAAGATTTTAAGTATAATAAACTAATGAGACTAAGTAAACATTTTACATTAGAAGAGATGACTAAGTCTATGACGGCTGCTCGTAAAGGTATAGACAATACACCGGGGTCAGGTGAGATACATAATCTTACTGAAGTTTGTTATAATATATTAGAGCCACTTCGTGCTAAATTTGATAAACCAGTTACAATTACATCAGGCTATCGATCCGAAGCGCTTTGCGAAGCCATAGGATCGAAAAAAACGTCACAACATGCAAAAGGCCAAGCGGTTGACCTAGAAATTATGTCTGTTCCTAATATTAAATTAGCTTATTGGATAGAAGCTAACTGTGATTTTGATCAATTGATCCTCGAATACTACAAACCAGACGACGGCCAAGCCGGCTGGGTGCACGTGTCCTACAATGAAAAGGGTGCAAATAGAAAACAAGTGCTGACTTTTGATGGTAAAAAATATGACAACGGACTTCCTGAAATGAAATGGAAAGACGGACAAGTAGTAGAGTAATGATTAAGATAGGGTACATAGATACTGTTCATGGGAGTTGTCCACATTGTGAGGAAGATACTCTTTTGGTAGCAGTTGTATCTGATTTTTATAAGTGTACAAACTGTGGAGAAGAAACAAGACAATACGTAAATGGATCTATAAAATATTTAAAATTGAATAGTAATGATAGAGAATGGCTAAAAGAAAACCCCTCTTCGGAGTAAACACATACACCAAACGTACACCAAAAAAACGTCCAGGTAAACATGCGAAAAAATTTTCTAAACGTAAACCTCATCGTAAAAAGTATCGTGGCCAGGGGCGGTAATGTTCTGGAAAGTTATCATCTTTCTTTTCTGGGTTGATATTATCTTATTTTTAATTATCTTGTTTGGAATCATTCTAATGTACATATGAAACCAGTTATTATCACATTATTGTTTTTAACAACGTTTGGAGACATCAAACAAGAATCTTTTGAAATTGCGTCTGGAGATAGTTGTGAATCTTGGTTTCACTACAATGTAAAAGTACACGAAAAAAAACAAAGAAAATTATTTAGTAGCCACACATACCATATGTATGATGGTAAACAGGTTATTGGCTATATCTGTGATAATGAACCCCCGCAATAGGGATCTCTCTACATTTAAATGAAATTACTATTTTTTGTTCATTAGTTTGCTCTACACCTATATCACGCATCATACCTATAGCATTTAGGTAACCTGCAGTTGCACAATCAAAATGCGAATCATAAAATACGTCATTTTTTACAGGGGGTAAACATGTTTGAAATGTGGCAGAACACACCGATAGTATTAATAAAAATTTCATTTGACCTCTTGTATATTTTGAGTTAATGTCCTATATTGAGAACAACAAATAATAAAAGAAAGGTTACAAGCTATGACAGACTTTAGCAAGTACAAAAATATAACGGTCGATCATGACACATATGCGACCATAACAAAACTGCAAACTAAGATTACACCTGATGTAAAACTTAGTCGTAGTCAAGTTGTAAAAACATTAGTGAATGAAAAAGCGAGAAAGTTAAATGGCAGATTTAGCAAACAGTAGTGTTTATCTTGAACACAAAAAAACTCCTGAAGAAAGACTTTGGAAAGCAGTTTTATCCCAAGGAGTTTACGAAGCGTGTTCTAAGAAAGCTCAAGCTCTGCCTTTAACTTACGGAGAAATGAGATCCGCTTTAGAGTGGGTTGATTTAGGAAACAGAGATTTTATTATGGTGTGTATATTTGCGGGCTATGACCCAAAATATATTTATAGAAAATCCATAGATAAAGTTAAAGATTGGATAAATGATGCGTAAAATATGTGAGGCATGTATGGGTAACGGATACAGAAGGATCTGGAAAGACCAACATGAGAAAGAAAAAATAACAATACAATGCGCAGAGTGTGACTCTGCGGGAGAGGTAGAAGATGCGGACTTTAATTATGATTATAGTGGTGTTGACGTTGACAAGTTGCAGTAAAGTACAAATAGGAGACTTTGAATGGGATCCTAAGACTGCGATGATGAGAGCAACGTTTGGGGTATCAAAGTAATGGTGATGACAAATAAAGATTGTGAAGAACTAGAAAAGCAATTAGAGACACTTAGATTTAGAAACGATGTGCTACATAAAGCAAATCAAAAACAACAAGACGAAATACTAGATCTAAGAACTAAAGTTAAAAAACTAGAGCATGATGCAGTACAACAATTTAGAAATAAGGGAGATATATAAATGGCAGAACAAATAAAAATACAAACATTTAACTGGGGGCCTTGTGTCACTAAATTTAAAATAAAACCTAAATACGGTAAACAATTATTAAATGAAGCAAAATTTAATGATATTGATTTTAGAGGTAAGCTGGCTGGACAGATAGATGTAGAGACAGCATATAGTGAAGAAGCAAGACAAAAAATGGTTCCTTGGTTAAGCTCTTATTTTGGAGTGTATGATCAAGCTTTTGAGAGACACACTAATAAAAAGCATGATAAGAAACCACATTATATCTTATCTGCGCTTTGGATAAATCATCAGAAAAAACATGAGTTTAATCCACCACATGATCATGATGGTAAACTATCTTTTGTAATTTATTTAAAAATACCTGACGAATTAAAAAAAGAAAATGCAGATTATAAAGGTAAAAGTTGTGGCCCAGGTGGTATACAATTTTTATATGGTGACGGAACTAGAGACGCTGTAACTTATATGTCATATTTCCCTGAAGAATTAGACATGTTCATATTCCCAGCGTGGTTAAAACATTGGGTTAGTCCATTTAAATCTGATTGTACAAGGATCTCTGTGTCGGGTAATGTTCATGACTCAGCGCCCTTAAATAATCTAAAAACCTTTGCACCAGAATACATAAAGGATCAAAATGAAAACAATACCTGATATAATAGACGACATAAAATATTATTGGAAGAGAATTAAAGATGTTTACTACAGATTTTTTGAACATTACGGTAGTAAGATGAATGTTTATGGCTGGAATAAAAGATGGTCTAACAGAGAGAAAGGAACTGGTTATGGAAAGAGATGATGCAATATATTTAGCAGGGCTTTTTGATGGTGAAGGCTGTGTTCAGTTTCATAGAAGATACCGACGTAAGAAGAAAGGTGATAAAAAAACATATGCAAATTTAATATGTTCACTAGATATATCTATGACAGATAAACCTACAATAGAATTTGTGAGAAAAATTACAGGTGTTGGCTCTGTAAATAAACGAATTAAAAACAAGTCTCCAACATCAAAAGCACATTGGAAAGATCAATGGCGTTGGAATGCAAGCCACAGACAAGCATGTGAAATAGCTAAAGCTATCGCACCTTTTGCTATAACTAAACAAGATAAATTACTGGAGATAGTGAACCATTATGTCAATTAAAAATCCAGTAGCAAAGGAACTTAGGACACCAAAATATAGATCTAAAGTGGTGAAAAATAAGAAAATATATGATAGAAAGAAGTATAACGCAGTACATGCGTATCACGAAATGTTAAGATTTTTTAGAAATAATCATGGGAATTAAACATAAAATAAAAATTAGAAAAGTGACCGGGATAGGGGTACATGGTCTTGCCACTGGCGACTCTCTGGACCTAAGCGATGATCCGAAAGGGGAGCGACGAAGCCCGGCGTCAGGTGGGGAGAGTATCGGACGCGATGTCCCTCCTGACGAGATGAATACAGTTAGATTCGAAGAACATACAGATAAAGAATACGAAGAGCATTGTAGAAAGTTTTTTAAAGGTGAAGTGGAATAAAAAATTTATTTACCCAAAGTCTGTACGCTCGTTACAAGACGGTAAAAGACATTACGAAGTTGGTGAAGAGAAACTACCCTCTGTTACCACGATAATAAGTGCTACACAGAGCGACGAGAAGCGAGAGTCTTTAGCTAATTGGATTAAAAAGAAAGGCAAGAATGAGGCAGATCGTGTCAAGAATGAGGCAGCTAAAAGAGGGTCTGCTATGCACAGTATTTTAGAACATCACATCCTTGGAAACAATACGCTAGATCTTACAGACGTAGGCCAGGAGGCGCATCGGATGGCAAAGGTAGTCATTGAGAAGGGTTTCCCTAATTTAGAAGAAGTATGGGGCTCTGAAGTAGTTTTAAGTTATCCTGGTTTGTATGCTGGGCAGACAGATTTAGTTGGTGTGTATCAAGGGCGCGAGAGTATAGTTGACTTTAAACAATCTAACAGGCCGAAGAGAGAAGAGTGGATAGAAGATTATTATTATCAAGGTGTTGCCTATGCTACAGCTCATGACTGTATTTATGGTACTAACATAGAACAAGCAGTGATCATGATGTGTACACCAGATTTATTTTATCAACAGTTTGTGTTGAATGGATCTAGATTTAGAGAATACAAATGGAAATGGTTATGGAGACTCAATGAATATTATAAAACAAAAATGTAGAGAAGCTGATCTTTTGGCCGCTCGTTTCTACAAATCTGAGGCTAGGGAAAGGCCTCGAGTGGCGAGGGACTGGGAACAAAAGGTGAAAGAGGCTGCTGAGTTGGTAAAATTGTACACTTATGACGCACAAAAATGTAGAAAAAATTTAGCGTCAAATAAGGGTTATTTGAGGGTAAGAGGTCAAAAATGTAGAAATGTAGAACGAAATGTAGAAGCGGGAAGTGTTGGTATCATTGACTAATAGTATGTTTTTCTACATTTCTACATTTATTTTTTTCAAATCAAACAGACGACTCCTTAATTGATAAAATTATATCTATAAATGTAGAATGTGATAAAAGAGGGTATGAGAAGGAAAAAGAGATACAAACACGCCATTATCAACAAAAAGAAATACTACTTCTACACAATTAAGTGGCTAGATATCACCGGCGATGCGGGTCATAAAACTAAAGATGAGATGTTAAAATTACCTATCTCTAAAATGATTACGCAAGCATATGTATTTAAGAAAAGTAAAAAGTTTCTGACAACATTTAGTTCTTACGATGAAG